TTGATTCACCCATCCACTGAAACCTTGAATGGTATCAGTGAAGAAATCTTGGAAGATGGCGCCTGCTGGGCCGAGCGCAGAGCCGATGGCAAGCTGCATATCTGCCATGGCTTTCTCAAGGCGCCTACCAGCGAATTCAGGGCCTGTGGCCAGCCTTTCCGCGAACTTGGCATAGTCTTCGTAGTTCTTTTTAGCGAATTCAACGAAATCTCCAACCGTTACTTTGCCTTGTTCAAGATTTGATTGAAGCTCGTCAAAGCTCATCTTGTTTGCTTGAGCGAACTTAACTACAGCCCCAGGGAATCGTTCGCCAAGTTGGCCGCGCAATTCTTCCGCTTGTACGCTTCCCTTGCTGAAGATTTGTACCACAGCACGCATGGCGCCGCTCACGTCTTCCAGTGATCCACCAGTAGAGGACACGGCCAAAACCACGCCCTCAAGAATTTCCTGTGTATCTTTAACTGTCAAATTGTATTGCTTAGTATTCACTCGTAATTGAGTGAATTGACGATACACTTGTTCAATGGGGACAACAAGAGTGTCGCTACTTTCCTTGATGGCCTGCTGCGCTTCCGCAAAATCCTTTGCATCAATGGAAGCTAATGCAAGGCCACGCTGAAGCTGAGCAATAGTCGCGGCGCCCTGAGTGACGCTTGCCATCATCGCGCCAATATTGTCCGTGAGCTGGCCAATGGCAGCACCAGTGAATGCTCCTGGCACACCTCCCATTAGACCACCAGCAATACCTCCAACTGCACTGCCAACGCCGCCTCCAAGCCCTCCTCCATAGAGAAACGCTCCACCAGCAGCCCCCATGCGCTGACCAGTGGTCAGCGGGCGACGATTCTGCCTTTCAATTAACTGCTCGGTTTTTACGATTTCTCGATTGGCATTCTTCCACTCCGTCGCACTAGGCGCAATCTCGCGAGCGCGATTACGAAGAATTGTTAATTTTGCCTCCAAGGCATTGAGGCTTCCCGGTTCAAATGCGCCAAGACTTTCGCGCATTTGCACATTTTCGGCAAGCCTGTCAGCAGCTTGCAAGTCAACTTTTAGCCTGCCAATTTGCCTCTGTAGATTAATCCATGGCTCAGTATTAGGCGCAATTTGACTTGCCTCGATGCGGGCAGCCTCCAATTGCTTCGTAAGACGCGTGGCACTACCAATGTCAAACGCCTCTGCCTGCCCACCAAGCTGAATGGCACGAGCTTGCATGCCACCACGTTCTCGCATACCTTGCGCAACGCCAATACCAGTGGCCTGTTGCTGAAAACGCCTGCTACCAATTTGCATGCCCGCCAGCTTGCGCTGCATCGCAGCAATTTGCTTGTCTAGCTGCCTAAATGTTGAATCAATGCTTGTACGAAGCCTTGTCGTGTCAAGCTCCAGCGTAATCTTATTCTGTTTTCCTTTCTTTGTTACCCCAGTAATTGCTTGGTTTACTTTTTGGATTTCATCTGCAATACGCGAAGCATTAGTAGAAAAATCAATGGTATAACGTGCCATTATTAGCGACCTCCTTTCTTGATCACGGTGTCAATTACACTGTCAATTTCATCAAGCGTGGGCTCTGTCCATGGGCGAGAGGGATAGGCTCCGCCTGCTTTTGTTCTGCCGCCATCGTGGACAAGCTCCGCCGCGTCATCCTCCCAAGTAAACTCAGTGATGGAGCTATTGATTGGATCTCGCCTCTTGCTCTGAAGCAGTGCGCCAGTGTCAATAATGTCCCGAGGTGAACCCACCATTTCTCCGTTCTTTCTTCTCGTTTGCTTGTCGGTCCATTCCCATTGCTCACTTGCCATTTGCTGGTCAAAATCTTTATCGGCCCAATCCATTGACAGCTCAAACGTGCGCTGACATACTCCACGAAGAGTGATAAGCTTATTCACTTCATCTTCTCTGACTTGTACGCCAACAGCGCGTCTTACTTGCCTTGTCGTCTGAACAAGAGCATCCAGCATTTGACCAATCTTGTTGTCCACGTCTAGCGCATTGCTTTCAAAGCGAAGCTGATAGGCCATTTTAACAATGCTCTAGATGCTATCAACAATCTAACATTTCAACGCAATTCAGCGCCTATCATCCCCACAATGGCTGGGGGCAGTTTTTCGTTCTTCAACGCCCATTGCAAAGCTTCTTTCGTGCTTTGCTTGATTGATTCCGCTCCATCATCAAGCTCAAACGGCAAAAATTGATCAAGCTTCGTCCTGTTTCCCTTGCCTCCTAATGCACCACAAACTACCATTGCGAGCTTGGCAGTGGCCACGCTAGAAGCATTCGTCCTCCTCTGCATTGTTTCGTAATAATGCTTCAACACATCCGCCAACAGCTTCACTGGAAGCCTTGAGAAATTAGCGGCTTGAAACAATGGATCGGAAAGCTGAAGGCTTGTCAATTGACAAAACACTTCCGTCCAATCCGTGGCATTATCTAAAGCATGCTCGGCTTGCCCCGCAAGCCGCTCTATTAGTTTTTTGCTTCTTCCTCTTCCTGTTCAGCAGTTTCCTCAACGCCCTTATCCTCTGCTGCCATAAAAGCCTCAGTTAGATCAAGAAGTTCCTTCGGCAGCATCTTCGTATCTTCCATGGACCAATCGTCAGTGGCAGTCCATTTCTTGCCTTGTAGCACTTCCCCTCGATTCTTAAAGAAAATAGTAATTAGCTCGCCAAACTGCTCGCGAGGAGAAGGCAATGATGCCATCAACGAAATGGCTTCTTCCGAATATTCTTGCAATACGCTCTGTCCATCACCACCATTCTGCAGCAATGCAAAAGCCTCTTCTTCGTCAATGCCTTTCTCTTGGGCAATTTTCTTAGCCAATGCAATGGCACGCAGTGTAAACTGCGCCCGTTTTTGCCCTTGCTCTTCTCGTGTCCAAGCTTCTTCCGCTAGCCAGCTTCCATACTTACGCAGCCGTAGGCAATTGCCAATCTCTTCATATTCCGCATTGCTCAAAAGGAAAATGTTGGAATACTTGCTCATAACAGTCTCTATTGCAACGGAAGTCTAGCATTGAGAATTCTCAGTGGCACTCCATTGCCAATTGCCTTAAATGGCAAGCTCACTTCTAGCTCTTCCTTTCCAAAATCAAGAACGATGGAAGACGGGCAATTTGCAAGAAAACAAGCCAAGCCCGCTTTTACAAATAGATCATCCTTGCTTGCGTCAAACAGCCAAACCCTCTCGCATTTGCTCTTAACCAGCTTCATGAGCGAGGATACACATTTAGGAGTTCCGTGTCTGGAATTCTAATGCGATACTGGCCATAAACAACGTCAGTTTCAGGGCGGAACGAAAACTGCGCATCGGGAAACCTCCTTGCCATGCGCTCTGCCGCTTGTGCCAATGCAGAGGAATTCGTGGTGTAATCAATGAGCACCACTGTCCATTGCTTATTATTTTGCACTTTTCCTACCATTGCTCTCGGGCTAACGGAAGCAAATTCTTCAATGGTCACTTCCAGCCCTTTCACCTTCCATTCGCTAGGCACGCTTTGCCTGCCCACAACATACACTGCGGGAAGCGTGGAAGCATTGGGTAATGTGTAAGTGCCAATCAGATTGGGCGATGCAGAAAGCAGCTCGGAGATAGTCTCACGCAATTGAGAAATGTTCATAAAAAAAGCCTGCCCCGTAGGGACAGACTAGCGAAAACAATGGAAAAGAATCAGGAATTAGGAGCGCTCGGGATGAGGCTGCCAGTGTTCTCAGCATTCTGATGGATGCCGATGCGACCACGGCTGGTCAGATCGAAAGTCACTTCCACGAGGTTATCGGCAGGATAGCTCTCGTTATAGTTCATTACGCAAGCAACAAATGCCACGCGATCATAGTAATAAGTGGTACCAGAGGCGCCGAGCTGCTTGTTAATCTCCACGTACACTTCGTGGTTCTTATCATAGCGCGAAGCGCTAATCACCTGGAATGCTTCGTCAAAGCTATTGGGCAGGAACACGGTGCCATCAACATCCTTCTGAAAATAGGACGTAACAGAAGCAGTGGCTTGACTGGTAACAATCACGCTATCAGCAAAACCGCCGCCACCCAGCAAATAGAATTCTTGGTTGCCATCGTTAAAAGCAACAGTGGCAGTGGTGGCTGCTTGAAGGGTGTAGAGAGTGGGAGCGCCGCTCACAGTGAAGGTGGCGCCACTCTGAGTGATGACGGGGCGTCCGCTAGCCAGTGCAACAGAGCCAACGCGGACAATCACGTCCTGGCTCTTCACTAGCTCAGTGGGATGGTAGAGCATGAGAAATTCCTCAATGGAAAGAAGA